GCGGGTCAGGCGATGGGAGCCTATAGTTCATGGACAACCTTTGCCTTATGCCATCATCTAATAGTAAGAGTAGCGGCCAAGCGTGCAGGTTATACCGCACGGTGGTCCAACTACGCCTTGCTAGGAGATGACCTGGTACTAACAAATCCAAAAGTTGTAAAAGAATATTTACAACTAATGGAATTGCTAGGAGTCAGTATCTCCGAATCCAAATCACATGTTTCCAAAAACACATATGAATTTGCGAAACGGTGGTACATGAACGGAACTGAAATCTCCGGATTCCCACTCGGTGCAATCACGGAGGGAGCTACCAGTAAATGGTATCTCCTTGCGCAGATGCTCGAGGAGGGATTAAACCGGTGGACCTTGAGTCCGTACGAAGTGGAATCCCGGGCGTACGTCGCGCTGATATCAGACCTGGGTCTCCGATTAAGGGACCTAGATAAGATGACAACGCTATGGTGCTTTCCTAAGAGCGACGATCCATTGAACGTTCAACTTGATAAGGCTCTCCGCCTTACCACGAGGTTCTTCGATGGAATCCTGTCTTGTAATCAGTCAATAGCATGGAGACGACATTTCGTCCTCATGACACTGGCTGAGATCAAGGCCGCAGCTCTTAACAAAGGACTCAAGAAGATTGCCCACCAGCTTCATGGTTTTAACCAGAAGCTGCCGGGTTTACTTCCTGACGGTATTGCCAGCCAAGCAGTACTAGTGGCTCTGCCCTACGTAGAGGTAGTGAGAGAGTATACTCTCAATCTACAAGCATCTTTCGATGCCCTACGAACAGCGTATCAGACCCTGGATGAGTCAATCATCTTTGGTCAGATTCCGATACGTGGAATCGATCCGGTGAGAATCGAGGCCAGCAGAGTCAGCAGAATGGCGCTCCTAACCAAGGTTACCACCGTCAATATGTACCGACGGTGGACCCTTGACTATAAAGCGACTAGGATTGAACTTCTCTGCGGCAGGGACCTTGAGGCTTCTCGGGAAAGACAAGGTAAAATCCTATCGAAAGATGGGAATATCTTATCTTACCAAAAAGGCCAAACGGTCCAAGCTGCCGTAGAAAGAGAACGATCCTAGCGCTCCATTCCTCATTGGGAAACACATTATGTTGACGAGACATAATGCTGCAGCGCCTTCGGGTGAGGCCGCACTGTCTTAACGACTAATGTAGCTCAGACCTTCGGGTCTGGCGGGTATCCAATGAGAGTACCT